CATCAGGTACGACCGCGGAACCGGCCGGCGCTGGCCGTCGATAGTGACAAATCCATTTCTGACAATATCGTCGTGATACTTCGCAAGCCAGCCCGACCCGATGTACGGACGTTTGCTGGCGAGGTGGAATGTGCCTGGCGAATTGAGATCCTTGAGCTGGTACCCGGTGCAGTAGTAGACGCTCGCGGGCTCGCACGCACCGATAGTAACGCGACCGTAGCCCCAAGCCTCGGTGAGGACGGGGTGGGAGTAATACTTGGAGTCGAACGCTCGTTGAGAGCCGTCGAGAAAGTCTTGGCCGAAGAACAGCACATGATAGTGAGGCCTCCGGGTGATGGAGCCATACTCCCCGCATGCGAAATAGCGGAACCGATACCCGCGTGCACGCAGTCGCTTGAAAAACCGCTGGAGGTGGTCCTTGTCCAACTCCGGCGGAGCCGGTTCAGCGTAAGTGAGTGTGACAAAGCTGTTGCAGCGGTGTTGCGTTGACTCGTGATAGCACCGAACTGCCCAGCCGGAGGCCTTGTCTGCAAGGCAACCTGCGCATTTGCCGCAGGGCAGGTCGATAGGCCTGTCGAGCCAGCCGTCACGCATCCGGAAAGTAACGCCAAAGCGACCAGTATCAGGATTAGCTTCCCGGGCATGCCACGCTCCCAGCGGATTAAGACAGGTCACAGACGGATGCCACCTCGGGACAGCCGGGGCTGATTGCGCGGGTGAACCCGGCGCGCGGAACTGGTGAAGCCACGAGTCGAGGAGCGCATGCGTTTCATGAGAGTGCCCTGTCAGTGTTGCCAGATGTAATCAAGCCGTCATCTGGCAACGAGCCTAGGGGCATACCTGTAGCACGTCAATAGCCCGTGGATAACCGGAGTACCGGTTACCCACCGGCGACGGGGCCTCCGCCCCGTCATCCCCGTTGGGGCTCCGCCCCAAACCCGATAACTGTCCTGCCTGAAAAGTGGACATATGAATAACCGTAGCAAAAGAGGGGTTAAGACAGAGGTCGGAAGTGTAAGAAAGACATGTAGAGATACGCGCACGCGTAACGCACGCGCGCAGGGGAGGTAATCGAATAATCATTCGAGAAATTGGTTAAGCAGTGAACAACTGCACAGGAAAGGCGTAGAGCCAAAAAAAAAGGCCACCGGTGGGGTGGCCTAGGGTAGAGGTAGAAAACGCGCTGGAGGAGCGCTCAGGAGGCAGGAGGGGTATCCGTAGACGGGGGGGGAGCCTCCGCAGCCTCGGCAAGCCGGGCCTGCTCGGCGTACCAAGAATCGACGCGTGCCTTCACGCCGTCGAGGAATTGAAGACGCTCACGGTAGTCGCCCTGAAGGCCGGTGACGTCTTCGTAGATCGGCTCGCTGGTGGGCTTCGGCAGCTCGCCAGTGCGGTGGAACCGGGCCACGATGTTGTTGATGTTGACGCTGTCCGCGTGCGAACGCTCGCACATGGACTCGCCTTCGGAAGACTGGAATACCCGCTCGCGGAAGCGGCGCGGACGGACAATGTTCAGACTCATTTGTTGACCCTCAAGTGCTTGGACGGAATGCGACCGGGACGAATATACCCTTCGATCTGATCGGTTTTGCCCGACAGCCAGTCCTGCACGGCATCAATCGCCTTGCGGACCGTGGGATTGGCCGCCTCCGCGGCGGCCTTCTTGACCTCAGCCGCGGCGGCTTCGGCATAGTCGGAGCGGATGTTGACCCGATCACGCGCTGCTCGCGCGCTGTTGAGTTCGGTTTGCGAGCCGAGATTCAGAATCTCAGCATCCAGCCGGTCAATGACCTTGCGCACCTGACGCTCGCTGGTGCGGGAAAGATTGGTGTCGGCGATGACCTTCTCCACCTCGGTGCGGGCCTTGCCGGCCTGCGCAAGCGAAAGCTCGGCGCCGGCCCGAGATTGCGAGGCGGACGCGACAGCGGCCTCGCCTTGATTGGTCTGCAGCTGGCGGGCCGAAGTGCCGTTGAGCATCGACTGGATATTGTCGAACGACTGTTGCTTGAGCACCGGGGCGGAAGCACCGCCCGGGGTAGATGCGCCGCCCTGACTGGAGGCGAGCATCGGATTGAGGCCAGCGGCTTTCATGTCAGCCATTGCACGCTGATAGGCGGTCGAGGACATCCGTTCCTGAAACGCCATTTGATCGCGGGCCATGTTCGCGGCCGCTTGATTCGCCGAGCTGGTGTTATACCAGTCGAGCGCCATAGGGCCCGCCGTCTTGAGAAAATCACCCCATGCGCCCATGCCAATGTTGCCTCCGAGGTAGCTGGCCGCGCCGAAACCGGCCATAGCCTTGAGCCGGTCAGGACCGTTCGAAATCCCGTCGTTGTACATGGTTTCGAAGGCATTCTTCGTGCCCGAAACCGCGTTGTCGAACGGGTTCGACCAATCGCCTTTGACCAGCTTGGAGAGCCAGCCCATTAGAAGTGATCCACCATACCCGGCACCGAGTACACCGGCATTGCGCGGTCGCACTTGAGGTCGAACCAGACGTCCAGAAGCATATGCGGCTCAGAGGGCACCGCGAGCACGCGTTCCAGCGGAGTTTGCGAATTGATGAACGACCCGTTCAGCTGGGGAGTCGCGGCAAAATCCTGCCCGAGATGCCACACATCGAGGCTGGACGAATCCGCGCTGTTGAACATGCCAGAGATGCGCGAAGGCTTGTAGCGGTATTCCGCGTACCGTTCCTGATAGCCGAAGACCTGAGCATCGGCCGAGGTGCCGGTTTGCATGATTTCCCGATTGAGAACCGCCTGCTCGCCGAGGTGCGCGAGCGCGGGCCAGTAGAAGTCATAGCGGGTCGCGCGCTGCCAGAGGCGCTCGAGGCCCTGCTGGTAAGTGAGGTCCGCGCGCACGTTGACCATGCCGATGATGTAGCCGTGCTCGGTGAACGATTTCTGGAAGCCGCCATTGGTGACAGCCGTACCGAAGCCAGCCAGTTCGCCCTGGGCAACTTCGGTGTTGTGAAAGGTAGCGGGCACCGGGGCGATGTTGATGCGCGTGTGAGAGCCACCGAGGTATTCCGGCCGCTGCAGTCGTGCATCGTCAGACTGCACGCCGAAGTGAGCGAGGATCAGCTCGATATAGCGCGTGCCGCCGCGTGCGTCACGCTCCAGAAGTTTCTGAATCTGGAAGGCCGCGCGGAGGTCGTTGATGGTCGACGCGGACTGGTCGATACGCAGACCTTGACCACCCCACCGGGTAGTAGATTCCGAGGCCGGCGCCGTGGTGACCTTGAGATTGCCGGTAGCTTCGACCAGCTGGTTTGACTTCGCACCGGATGCACCGTTCTGCCAGTTCCACGCAGTCGTGTCGGGAACAATGGTACCCACCGGGATAAGGACGGGGTCGCCCTTCTGCGGCCACGGGAGGCAGCTGGTGAAGTAGTCCTTGCGTTTGCCACGCAGTAGCGGCATGAGCACATTCCCCGACGCGTAAACGTCGGGACCGTTGCCGGTGCTCACCGCAATCGGATCGAGCAAGTTTTGATCGCGGAACCACTCGTTCCAGATGAGTTGGTAGGCGCGGTAGGGAAGCGCGTTAAGAAGCGCCGGGCCGGTGCCGCCCTGCGGCACGCCCATGTAGTTCATAACGTGGAGCGAGTTGACGTCCCCGAGGTCGATGCTCATAGCGGGAAGCGTGAGCGTGGTCGGATCGTCAGACGGAGAGGTCCGCTCACCGCAGAAGCGCTGCCAGTTGTCCCAGACCAGTCGATTCGGGACGAAGAAATAGAACGTCTCCATATAGAGATTGTCCATCAGCGGACGCAGCGGAGTACCCAGCCGACCGAAGCAGGTTTCCTTGAGTGTGAAAGTGTCACCCGGGAGCACCTCATCCACGTAGATCGGGATGAGGTAATCCGCGTTAAACGTGGTCTTGAGCGCGTGCGAGCGGTCGAACTTCGACCGCGAGACGTCAGCCTTCGGGGTGTTGGTAAAGTGACCCTGCGCCGAGGCCACCGGCGGCTGACGGAACATCTTGGACATTGTCGGCTTCTCCGAACAGGTTGATGAACGAATCGACGCGCAGCATAGGTGCCGCGCTCACGCGAAATTGACCGTCTTCGGTGATGTCTTCCACGAGGACGAGAACGAGATATTCGGCCATGCCCGGCGCATCGCGCACGCCGTCCTTGAGGACGCGTGCAAACTCGGAGCGAGAGAGCGTGATAGGCGGAAGGCGGGAGCCGTCTTTGGAGCGCACCAGCTGGAAGACGCAGTTCATATCCGATCGCTCCGAAGCGCGCCCTTCTGGCGCGCAAGCAAGTTGGTTTCACGAGCTCGTGCGCTGTCGCGCAGCTGGACCACCTCTTCGGGTGTCCGATTCTCAACG